CTGCGCACAGATCAGACCCGACTTGGAAAGGTATCCATGCACGAGTACAATTATGAGGTGGCCAGTGCGTTTCGGGTGTTCAGCCATTCCAACCAAATCACCACCATCGTAAGCACCCACCCCGTGACGGAGGCGATGCGTAAAGTTCACCACGATAAACACGAGTACGCTGGCCTTCCTATGCCCGTTGGAATTGCGGATATTGAAGGAGGGGGCAAGTGGGGCAACCGTGCCGACTGTGTAGTGGTGTGCCATCGTTATGCTGGCCATCCAGTGGATTGGCGATTCACGCACATCCACGTCCGCAAGGTCAAGGAAACCGAAACGGGTGGAAGGATCACCCCATATTCAGAACCGATCGTTCTGGAATCAATGAAGGGGAATGTCGGCTTTTTGCACAACGGAACAAATCTTTTGAATCATGGCCACGTTCCCATTTGATTTCTACATCCAGTCCAAAGTGACTGACGTGCAACGTGCAGCGCATTTCCTTCTTGAACTGTACCAGGCAGGCAACCGTGAGGTGCTTCCGCACTTCCAGGCAATAGAAAATGCAGCAACATTGATCAAGCAACATGCGGACTATCACAATGAGATTGAGCTGCGCTTCTTCCAGATGACAAATGAAATCAACGCCCTGCACCAACAGATGCAAGAGGAGAGAAAAAAATACCAAGAATTACTGAACCGTATAGAGATATGACCTACCGTGAATTTTGCATACTAGTTGGCCACGATGACGATCAAACCCGAAAGCAGACCAATGTAATCAACCGCTGCGCCTACGTACATGCCGTCCGCAGCCACTACACCCTGGTTGAACTGGGGGAGATGATGAAACGAACCCACGCCACCATCTTGCACTACATGGGATTGGACTTTCGCAAGTCAGAGGCCTACCACCGTGCCTATCAGATGGCTTGGGAGTGCATGAAGTACCAGGAGGTGGATGAAACCACCCCAAACTTTGACGATATGCTGGCCGAGCGCAATGAGTTGCGTCAGCGCATTGCCCAAAAAAATACGCAAATCTCTCTACTTCAGGAGGAAGTCCTATCTTTGAGGGACAAAGTAGAGAAAATGAAAGCCGTGTTCACATGATTGAAGCCTTCTACCGCCAGAACCGCAGGAAGTTAGTGAACTTCATCAAAGGGTATGTGGACTACGAGCTTGCAGAAGACGTAGTGCAAGAGGTTTTCCTGCGGTTACTGGTGCTAGAAAGCGAGGGCAAGACCCATTTCATCCAAGAGGGGAAGGTAAATTTCTTTTTTGTGTATCGGGCATGCGTGAACCTATGCTTCAAAATATCCGCCACCAAAAAGAAGATTCAGAAAATCTCCTTCGGTGACATGTACGAGCTGGACAAATGGCTCGCATCATCAACAGACGAATACAACCAGGAAGAAGACCGCACCTGGGAGGAGCTGGTCTCCGCCATTGGCGATGAGATGAAGGCCATCCGATGGTATGATGCCCAGGTATTGGAGATCAGCACGAACTACACCATCTCTGCACTGTCCAGAGGGACGGGTATTGGCAGGGATTCAATCCGTCAAACCCTAAAAAAGACCAAAAATGAAATCCGAGAACGAACCGAAGAAAGTTATCAGGCGTGGAAGGAAGCCCAAAGGCGTGGGTGATGTGGTAGAATCAATCACCACGGCAACGGGAATCAAAGCAGCGGTTGAATGGTTCAGCGAGGCCACGGGTATTGACTGCGGTTGTGATGCACGCAAGGAGAAGCTGAATAGATTGTTCCCATTCAAGTCACCCGAGTGCCTCACGCAGCAGGAATACGAGTTCCTGGGAACTGTGATCGGCAAGCACAAGCTGACCTCTACCCAGCGAGAGGAGATTGCAAAGATTCATGCACGGACATTCCGCCACAAGATGGTAGTGCCTTGCACATGCTCGCCTAAATTGTGGGCATCGTGGATGAACGAACTGACCGCATTGCACTCTACGTATGGTGAGCAGTCAGAGGTGGTCGGATAGTGATCACCTGGGCAGGGTGAGTGCGCAACGATTCGTTGATGCTTGCGCTGCCATCGGCTACCAATGCCGCCAATCAACACGGCACGAGGACATCAACTACCACATTGACTATTGGGTGATGCGCCCAGGAGGGCAGACCTCGGTGGACGTGAAGGGAAACAACTACCCAGGAGAGATCTGGGTGGAGTTCATCAACGTCCGAGGAAAGGACGGATGGCTATTTGGTCAGGCCGAATACATTGCATTTGATATTGAAGCCATCCAAGGTCTTGCGATGGTATCACGGACAGAGCTGCTTGCCTTGTGTGAGCGGTTGGTGGTGAAGCAATTCGTGCCCAAGCACGAGGCGTACCACAAATTGTACAACCGAGAAGGGAGGCAAGATGTCATCTCCCGATTGGAACTCATAGACATCGCACCCCTTAAAACATTTAAGATCCTAAACTATGCCCATCCCCAACCCTAGACCATCAGAAGATCAGCAAGATTTCGTTCAACGCTGCATGGCTGACGATGTTATGAACAAAGAATTTGCAGACCCAAAGCAGAGATTGTCAGTGTGTTATGCGCAATGGACAAAAAAAATGTAAATAATTTTTTGCCATGTGAAATATCTTTTTTATTTTTGGGTATCATTAAAAACCAATCAAAATGAAATTCAACAAGTACAAGTGGATCGAGGAGCAAGTTGCATCCCTTTCCGAGTTGGCCAAGGATGGCGCAGATTGCAATGATCTGCAAGCGCATCTGTATGAAAACGTAGATAGCGCATGTATCTACTACTCGGCCTGCTTTGCAATTATTGCAGAGCTTGGCATGACTGACTGGTCAGATAGCGACTTTGGACCAATCACAAACATTAATAAACTTGCATACGTTGCTCTGTATGAGTTTGCAAGCGAGGAGATCAACATTGACGAAATCCTTGAATCCGTAGAGCAATGAAAGACAAATTCATCAACTGGTTCATAGACGTCACCGTATGGTTGGCGTGGTTCCTAATCGTCAGCACTGCCTTGATGGCAATCTGCCTTGTTCCACAATTTTTAGTTGGACTGCTATGCAAGTAACTTACACCGACCTAATGTACGAGGCCGAGAGTCAAGGCCTAGCACCCGAAGACATCGCAGGAGATTACCACGAAGTATTCGCTGCGTGGGCAGGATTTAAGTCCGTGAACGACATGATGCGCTGGCGGTTGGACGTTGTTGATGCTTACGGCATGGGTGACGTTGACCAATACCCGTACCAACCCGACATGGTTCCAGGATTCAACTGGGAGCCTCTGTATCAACGGGCGATGGAGCAGGATTTTAACTACCTGCACTTCTGATGCAGCGCATATTCAAGGAGCTTGTGGATCGTGAATGCACGAAGTGCCACAAGTTTGTGCAGGCGAAGTATTTCACGCACTGCAAGCGAGTAAACAAGAACGAGATGGTGTACTATCAACGGGCGGATTGCAAGTTCTGCCGAGCAAAGAAAGAAAAACAACGCAGAGATGCATCTAAAACCAATCAAAAATGAAAGTAATCAAACTACTGAACGGAACAACGTGGGATCGTGAAACGCTCCTGGAGCAAATGTTGGATGATGATTTCTACTACGGGAATCTAGGCCGTTCCGCCCTTTCTTCCACCGCATGCAAGTTGCTGCTGCAATCCCCCAAGACCTACCACTACGTTACCAAATATGGGCAGGAGGATTCGGATGCGTTTACTGTGGGTAAACTTGCGCACGTCATGGTGCTGCAACCCGAACTGATGGGTGACTATGAGGTCATTGACGTGCAGAGCAAGAACACCAAGACCTGGCAGGAAGCGAAAGCAAGAGGCGGGAACATCATCACGGCAAAGGAATTGAAGGAAGCGCAGCGCATTGCAGATGCCTTGCTACGCAACGAGCAGGTGATGGGTTACATCCAGGGGTGCAGCTTTGAGGTGCCAGAGATTGGGTACATTGATGGCCTACCCTTCCGAGCAAAAGCCGACATATACTCACCTGGGTTCATTGCGGACTTGAAGACCACCAGCGACCTGCGTGCCTTCCCGTACAGTGCCAAGAAATACGGCTACGATATGCAGGCCTACATCTACACCCGATTGTTCGGAGTACCTCTTGATAAGTTCGTGTTCATTGCCATTGACAAGGGATCGTTGGACATCGGCATCTACACCATCTCCCCTGACTTCTTGCAGTCGGGCAAGGAGAAGTTGGAGCAGGCCATCGCTTTGTACAAGGAGTTCTTCCTGGGCGTTGAGGAACCCGAGCTGGACAATTACACGATTGTAGGTCAACTATAAATTGCCAGTAATTTCTAAATATGGCGAAATCGCCACAATTAAAATGAAACAGAAATCAGCAGTAGAGTGGTTGGTTGATAAGTTGTTTGACCCGCCCACGTTGCTTCAAGAGCAACTGCAATGGATTGAAAAGGCAAAGGAGATGGAGCGTATGAGAATCACAGAGGAGCGAGCTGAATCAGCGATTAATGCGATTCAAGGACTCATTGATGAATACAACGACAACCACAATGACTGACATCACCAAATGCAAAGGCGATGGTTGCCACGTCAAGGGAACCTGCTACCGATTCACGGCTATGGCTGGAATGCGTCAATCATTTTTTGTGACTTCGCCAATTAAAGATGGCGAGTGTGAAATGTATTGGGGCGAGGCAGCAAAAGCAAAATACGACCAATTCAAAGAGACTCTAAAAACCAACGAGAAATGAAGATAGAACTCGTACCATACGAACACACTTGCGCTGATGGGTGTTGCTATACGACTGGATACGATGTGTTCATAGATGGAGAGAAGATTGGCGAGACCATAGATGAAGATTCCCAGTATTTGGCGGAGCTGTTGAACGAATACTTTGAGAAGAAATGAAAGCAACAATCGAATATAACTTGCCAGACGATCAGATTGAGTTTGACTTGGCAAACTCCGCAGCAAAGATGCACTCGGTATTGTGGGACATGGATCAATGGCTACGAAGCAAAACCAAATACGCACCAGACGGAACCTCGGAAGGTGAATTGAAGGCATACTATGCGTGCCGTGAACAACTGCGGGAACTGATGAGTGACAACAATTTGAATTTTGATTGATGAGCTGCTCACCTAGCAAGGCAATCTGGATGGTGGATGCGGTGATCTCCTACAAGAAAGCCAAGAAAGCTCAAACAAAGAAGGTGTGGTTCAGCAGTCGATGGGAACAGTTGCCATGTGTGCGGGTAGACCAAGAGGCGATTCACCAAATGATAGACCGCTACGGATTGAAAGATGCCACAGAACTCAAGATTGAAAAGATAACGGGAGCGATTTACCTTGGCGAGCGATATGAAGAAGCACACTAAAATCTATTTCCAGGCCATGGGCATCAGCCCCGTTGAGTTCGTGCCGTGCGAGGTGTGTGGATCGAGAGCCGTGGACATCCATCATATCAATCCGAGGGGCATGGGTGGAAGCAAGAGCCGAGATGTAATTGAAAACCTCATGGCATTGTGCAGACCTTGCCATCATGAAGCCGACTTCGGAACGAAACTAACCAAAGAATATCTAAATGAAATCCACCAACACCAGCTATCACGGGTTCACCCTTGATGCAGTAATCAACCGCCACTACATCTTGCGCATCAATGTGGAACTGGCAGGGGTCATGATTCACCACTACGAGGTGTACCGCAGGAAGGGGCGCAACTTCTTCCTGGAGTTCCAGAGCGAGGAGATCAACGATGACGCATTCAACGAGTGCGTAAAATTTGTACGTACAAAGTGATTCATATTGTAACCCCGTGTTCACGCCCAGAGATGCTGGGCTTTTTGCGTGAGAGCATCCCAGCCGAATGCAAGTGGACGGTGATGCTGGATTTCTCAACCAGTAAGAGCAAGATCCCAAAAGGAATAAATGTAATCCGCTCCAACGTGGGTGGATGGTTCGGTCACCCACTGCGCAACATGGCGATTGATTACCTACAAACCAGCGCAAGCCACAACGACTACGTGTACTTCCTGGACGATGACAACATAATCCACCCCGATTGGTACAATGCCGTCAAGGATTGCAATGAGGACTTCGTAAACTGGGCGCAGGTGTATCGCAATGGCCAACCCAGGCTGAACGCCACCGAATCGCCACGGGTAGGGAACATTGACACGGCATCGTTCATGATGAAGATAGGAACCATTGGCAAGAGCCGATTCCAAATGGCATACGAGGCGGATGGTCTATTTGCCCAGGCTATATACAAAAACGGCACGAAACAAACTATAAATCAGTACCTTTGCTATTATAATTATTTGAGATCATGAAAACTAGAAACGTACCCATTGGTGAAGTAATACCAAACCAGAGCAACCCCCGCATCATAAAAGATGACAAGTTCAAGAAGCTAGTTCAAAGCATCAAGGACTTCCCCCAAATGCTAGAGCTGCGTCCTATCGTGGTAGACATACACATGGTAGTGCTTGGTGGAAATATGCGCCTTAAAGCGTGCCAGGCGGCTGGATTGGTGGAAGTTCCCATCATCGTGGCAGAAAACCTCACCCTTAACCAGAGGCAGGAGTTCATCATTAAGGACAACGTAGGCTTCGGTGAATGGGACTGGGACATCTTGGCAAATGAATGGGAGGCAGCAGACCTTGACAAATGGGGGCTGGACGTTTGGCAGCCAGCGCAGGAGCCAGATTATTCAATTCTTGATGACGAGGATTTGAGTGACGAGCTTGCCGACATGGAGAGCGGTGTCAAGAAGGCCATCCAAATTGAATTTGAAGCTGAACATTACGAGGAGGCTCAAGCACTGGTGAAGTTTTGGCGTGAGCGGGGTGCGTACCTGGGTGCCATGATTATTGAGTACTTAAAGGCCGAGAAGGATAAACTATGATTGCTTGCATACCAACCAAGAGCCGACCGACAACAAAGACATATCATTTGTTTGAGGAGGTTGGTATTAAAGCATTCCACTTTGTTGAGCCGCAAGAGTTTGACAAAAGCCCCCTGCCAAATAAAGTAAACATTCAAGAGAACAATCAAGGCATAGCTTATGTTCGCAACTTCATCGTTGAATGGGCAAAGCAAAACGGTGAGCAGTGGGTTATCATGTGCGATGATGATGTGAATCAGTTTGGCTTTTACAAAAATGGATTGAAGAACAAAGCGGGTGCAGGTATTTGGTTTGACATCAAGCAAAAGGCAGAGCAGCTCCCGTTTGAGATCTTTGGAATCAATTACCTTCAACATGCATGGCACGAAAAGAAGGCATACTCAATCAACAAATCATTCATTGAGGTGTGTGTTCTGATGAATATTCAAAAGATAAATTGGCCATACCGCAAGGAGTTCAATCTGAAAGAGGATAGGGATTTCGTATTGCAGGCAATAAAAAAAGGCAACGGTGTTGTGAAGTTTCACAAGCACTTCTACAACTGCCCAGCAGTCGGGACGAATAAGGGCGGTCTCCAAGGCGAATACCACGCCAAGCGTGATGAGGATTCCGCATACAAAATGTACTACGAATACGCACCACACACAAAGATTGTGAACAAGGATGGAAGGTTGGATGTCAAAATTGATGTAGCAGCATACGCCACCCAAAACAAAAGGATAGTGAAATGAAAAAAGTAGAACTCGTGCAGATTCAACACGGAGTAAAGATTGGGGACATCTGCCCTCAACTGCCACCGAACATAACGGAGGACTGTGTATTTACTTACCAGGGAGTTCCAATAGGGTTCTACATGCGCAGCCTCACGGAAAAGGGAAAGCAGCTGGCACATATAGCCAATACCGAACTGCGCACCAGCCGAGTGCCAAAGTCTGTAATGGATAGGAAACGCCCCCTGGGCGAGGATGAGAATGGTAAAAAGCAATATCTTGTTGTTTCGCAGTACTCTACCATTATTGGCAGCGTGCCCCCGAAGCCCCACATGCGCAGGCCATACCCAACCATAAGCAGCGTGCATGGCGTGAAGTCAGCAAGCACCTTCATCAAGGCGATGTTGATGCTATGCAAGGAATCAGAAAGCATGATCCGAGATATAATGCCAGAACAATACGAAGCCCAAAAGAAGCTGCTAGAAAAGACCGACAAGAAATGGAGGTTCGGTGAGTTGTTTACCAGCAGCATTTCCAACTACAACATACCAGCCCCGTATCACCGTGATGCAGCCAACATCATAGGAGCGGTAAACGTAATCATCACCAAGCGGGAGAATAGCATTGGAGGCAATCTGAACGTCCCTGACTATGGTGCTACAATAGACCAGTGCGACAACTCAATATTGGTGTACCCTGCGTGGCGGAACGTGCATGGCGTTACCCCCATTGAACCAACCAAAGAGGGGGGCTATCGTAATTCATTGGTATTCTATCCACTTAAATCTTTTGAAAATGTCTAACAAAATTGAACACAGTAAAAGGGCATTGATTGAAGCCATGGAGGCTTCCTTGGGTGTGGTGACCACCGCCTGCAAAAAGGTTGGCATCAGTCGAACTACTTTTTACGATTACTACAAAACGGACGAATCGTTCAAAAAGCACATTGATGAAATTGATTCAGTTGCCCTGGACTTTGCGGAAAGCCAACTGCATGCGCAAATAATGAAAGGCAACACGGCAGCGACTATCTTTTACTTGAAGACAAAGGGCAAGAAGCGTGGATATATAGAGAGGACTGAACTGGACGTGTCTGGCTACAAACAATTTGAGGTAGAGGTAGTTGACACGGATCCGAACGAATAAGGTCTTCAAGCACCTGCTCAAGAGCGACAAGCGCATCACAGTTGAGCAAGGGGGAACTCGGAGCGGGAAGACGTACAACATCCTGCTCTGGGTTATTTTCCATTACTGCGCTACCAACACGGGCAAGGTGGTGACCATCTGCCGTAAGACCTTCCCTTCCCTGCGTGCGTCCGTGATGCGGGACTTCTTGGAGATCCTGCGGGCGCATGACTTATACCGAGAGGAGAACCACAACATGAGCAGCCACGAGTACCACCTCAATGGCAACATGATTGAGTTCATCTCCCTTGACCAACCGCAAAAGATACGGGGACGCAAGCGCAACATGCTATACATCAATGAGGCCAACGAGTTGTTTTACGAGGATTGGCAGCAGCTCATCTTCCGAACGGATGGCAAGATCGTATTGGACTACAATCCCTCCGACACGTTTCACTGGATCTACGACCGAGTAATCCCACGAGAGGACTGCGACTTCTACCAAACCACGTACCTAGACAATCCCTTCCTGGATCAAATCATAGTAGAGGAGATTGAACGCCTGCGTGATACCGATGAGGACTACTGGCGGGTATATGGATTGGGAGAACGGGGAAGCAACCGTGCTGCCATCTTCTCATTCACCACGGGGGAGATCCCCACAGACGCAAAACTATTAGCATATGGAATGGACTTCGGGTACACAAACGACCCCAGCACATTGGTGGGTGTGTACGAGCACGGCAACAATCTGTACATGGACGAGTACATATACCAGACGGGAATGACGAACAGGGACATACACAACACCCTTGCCTCGCTTGGATTGGATAGACGTGCCGAAATCTTTGCGGACAGTGCCGAGCCCAAATCAATTGACGAGCTGCACAAGTTCGGGTGGAACGTGAAGCCCACCTTGAAGGGAGCGGATAGCGTGATGGCAGGCATCGACCAACTCAAGCGGTTCAAGTTGGTGGTGACACCACGAAGCAAGAACCTAGTCAAAGAATTGCAGAACTACAAATGGGTAGAGGACAAGAATGGGAACCTACTCAACAAACCGATTGACGCATTCAACCACGCCATTGACGCTGCCCGCTATGCGGTGTTCAACAAGAAGGCAAACCCTAACTTTGGCAGATATTCACTACGATGATATTAGTAATTGGAAACCCAAACGGGGTATTTTACCACCGCCTCCAGGTGCCGTACGAGGACATGCTGATGCGGGGCTACATGGTCAAGTTCGGAACCATTGAGGATCTGGACAAATTGAAGGAACACGTTTCGTACCTCGTGGTCAACCGAGGCATTGCCTCAAAAGACCATCGGCAGTTCCGTGCGATGCTGAACGCATACAACATCAAGTTGATTTTGGACATTGACGATTGGTGGAACCTACCCCACAACCACTCCAGCAAGAGCCAGGTGAAGGGAACGCACATCATCAACACCATCAAGATCGCAGATCAGTTGCACACGACCAACGGCTACCTGGCAGAGAAGCTGCAAAAGATCAACCCGTACGTGCCTATCTGGATTCTGCCCAACGCCATTGATCCCAGACGGGAGCAGTGGATGGGAGAGAAGACCCAGAGCGACACGTTACGTGTTGGCTACCTGGGTGCCTTGCATCATGACTACGACCTGCAATGGAACGGCATCGACTTATCAGGCCACGAGTCGTGGTCGATTGAATACTACCAACAAGCGATTCACACAAAGCACGCATTTGAGCGAAAGGACTACACCACGTACGGTGAATTGTATCGGGGTATTGACGTGGCCATCGCACCATTGGCACCTACCGAGTTCAACCGATGCAAGTCCAACCTCAAAGCGTTGGAGGCAGGGTTCACGAAGACGTGCCTGATAGCGCAGGATATGCACCCATATACGCCATTCCTGAACTCCACCAATTCAATCCTTTGCAAGACGGCATACGATTGGAAAGAAGCCCTGGAAACAATCACCCCAGAGGTGGCACGGGGATTGGCGGAGCAGTTGTACGAGGACGTGCAATTCTTCCATATTGATAATATCAACAACACCCGAGAAAAATGCTTCGAAGAATAATCGTACCCAACTGCCTGGCCGATATCAAGCTGAAGGACTACCAACGCTTCATTGGTGCCAACCCCACCGAGGAGACGGGTGACCAACTAGCACTGTCCATCTTTTGCGGGATTGATGCGGATGAATACCACATGTTCCCCAAGGCGGACTTGGATGACATCAAGAGCCTACTGACATTCGCCCTATCGGAGAAGCCCCCTTTGCAGCAGACGATTGAGATAGATGGCGTGGAGTACGGATTCCATCCCGATCTGGACAATATCTCCCTGGGTGAGTTCATTGACTGCCAGGAGTACATGCGAGAGCCAATCAAGAACGCAACCAAGTGGCTGGGGGTATTGTACCGCCCGATCGTCAAGAAGGGCGCAGGCAGGTACGAGGTAGCCAAGTACGATCCCACCATTCATGACGGAAAGATATTTGAGGACGTGGACATGAGCATCGTGGAGGGGTGCTTAACTTTTTTTACACGTTTGCAACTCGCATTGCAGATGAGTTCAGTGATGTCTTTGAAGGCGAAGGAGACCCACGGGGGATCAAATCGCAATTCGGAAAGCGATGGGGATGGTTTGCAGTTGTCCATCAACTCGCTCAAGGCAATGTACTACATGTTGAAGCCGTCACGGAGTCGCCATTGAAGCAATGCCTGATGTGGTTGGCATACGAGATTGACAAGATCAAGGTGGATGCCGCCCTGCAAAAAGTCAAGTAAAAGGTTTACTATTCATGAAATACGGATACTATCAGTTGTGCGAGGCCATCCAGACGGCAGCGACAAACGCATCATATATCAACACGACCACGTGGGGCAACATCTTTGATGTCGACATGCGCAAGATGACGCTCTTCCCTTTGTGCCATGTGCTAGTTGGCCAGGCCGAAGTGCAGGAGCGGACGGTGATCTATGACGTGGACATCTTGGTCATGGACGTGGTGGACTACTCCAAGCAAGATCCGAACGTAGACCCCTATTCATACGAAGGGGTGGCAATGAAGCAGGACATCTACCACCGTGCCTTGTTCAGTGCGCAGGAGATGATTGCGTCCATGCGCAGGGGTGTTCTATACACGGACGGCTTTCGCCTCGTGAATGACCCTATATGCGAGCCGATTGATGAGGATTTTGAGAACACGTTGTGCGGGTGGAAGATGACCTTGCAGATTGAGACCCCGAACCCAACCATCATCTGCTGATGGCAGCGGGAAAGCCCGATCTAAAGAAAGCCGAGAACACCAAGCTAGCACTTGACAAATTCGGCAAGTACCTCGTGGCGCAGTCACGAGCTAACCTCACTCGCAAAAGACCCCCACACGGAAGGCCAATCAACAACACAAAGACCCTTTACAACTCACTCGCTTACGAAACGAAGGTCAACCCCAAGAGCATCGAGTTTGATTTCTTGATGGAGGCCTATGGTGAATGGGTGGACAAGGGTCGCAAGCCAGGCAAGATGCCACCATTCGGGGCAATCTATGCGTGGGCTGCAAGAAAGAAGGTGCAATTCAAAGACGGCAAAACCAAGAAATTCTTGTCGTATGCTGAAACCGCCCGCTTGGTCATGATTAAGATCAAAGCAAAAGGCATCCAGCCCACTGACTTCTACACCCGCCCGTTCAACTTGGGCTTCAAGCAACTGCCCGAGGAGCTGCGCCAGGCATACGAGTTGGACGTGATGCAATTCCTGGACTTTACAATCAACGAACTGAATAAAAAATACAAGTAATGGCAATCACAATAGTGCAGCAACCGCCTGCCTACGCATACGGCAACTCACCGATGGTCTACGGACTGGACTCAACGGCCTATGCATCGGGGGGATTCAAGTACGTAGCAGACGTATTCATTTGGACTGGCAGCATTGCATCGGTTCCTGGTTCGTATGCCTACCGCCTCATGCGCAGACCTGACCCAGCGTCAGGCAGGTACGGATACTTTGATATTCGCAACCTAGTAGAATCGTTCCTATCGGCCACCAACATCCAGCACGATGACCCTGACGGGCAGAACAACACCGCCTCTGTGGTGAACGTGCAGGTGAAGTTTCGGGAATACACTACATCGGGTGGCATTGGTAGCGTGAGCGCAACATCCTCTTCAATCAGAGCATACGATGGATGGACAGAGATGGCGCAGGGCTTGAATCAAAACGTAGCCACCGACACGGGTGGTATCCTCACATCCCTGCCATTGTCCCCAGTTGGCATCCCCATCCAAAGCAACCAAGAGATGACGATTGGCGTGATGCTAGGAGCAGGCACTCCGCCTGATCGCATTCGGGTGACGTACTCCAACGGAACCAGTGCCACTTTGTTATTCAGCACGCTATCAATCACGGGAGGAAACAATTCCAGCAATTGGATGTGGTTCGTACCCGTGGGCATCGCCAACCTCAATGCATCCGCCATCACCACCAAGCCGTCCTCGGTGAGCGACCTGCAATTCTACACGGTTGACTTCATGGCCAGCACCACCGTACAAAAGACCTATCGCTTTGAGGTGCAATGTGAACCAAGATACACACCCCTCACCTTGGCCTACCAAAACAAATACGGGGCGTGGGATTACCTGCTGGTTCAAAAGAAAAGCGTGGAGAGCATAACATCAGAGCGGGAGACCTACTCCGCCAACGTGATCACACGGCAGTCAGGCACGGCCTCAATCCCTGCATATGCAGCGCAGAAGCAATACTTCAACACGCAAGCGCAGGAGAAGTTGGTGGTGAACACGGGATTCATTCCAGAGCAAATGAATGAGATGGTCAAGCAGATGATGGTATCACCCGTCTTGCAACTCGTGGAGGACGAGGTGTCCATGGTATTGACCGACACCCAACTGACGTACAAGACAAGCGTGAACGACTACCTGACGCAGTACACCTTCACATTGGAATACGCCAACCCCTTGAAGAATAAAGCATGGCTCTGACAATTCAAACCACAAGCGGGTACCTTGACCTATATGGGGATGAGAGCATCTCGTTGGATTACAACGTGGCAGACCTACGGGATCCTGGAGTCGTGTTCAGTCCCATCTCCCAGAACTTCACAATCCCAGCAACAGACGCAAACAACACCTTTTTCAAGCACTACTATGACGTGGCCATCACGGGCGGGTTCAACGTATATGCCAAGCAGTCGGTGTCCCTATTTGCTGATGGGGTCAATCTACTAGATGGTTACCTGCAACTGCTGAACGTGTCCATCGTGGATGGGGTGGTAAGTCAGTATGAGGTGCTTATTGCAGGTGAGGTTGGTGCCATTGCTCGGAGCCTGGGCGAGAAGGAGTTGAGTGAGTTGGGATTGGATGCCTTGAACCACGAGTACAACTGGACAGAGATCTACGATTCGTGGACTACCCCGATTGACGGGGCATTGGTGTACGGCATGGTAGACAAGGAAGGCTTCGCTACGGATTCGGTCTTGAAACCACAAAGCCCAACCAAGCCATTGTCCGAGGGTGACTTCTACCCGCATATTCTGGTGAAGTACCTAGTCGAGAAGATATTCGCTTCCGTTGGATACACCATCAATCCAAGTGGATTTTGGACATCGGACTACCTGATTGATTTGTACATGCTGCTTTGGTCGAAGGATACCTTGGTTCCGAGTGACGTGGCGGTCAATTCCCGCTTGTTCCAGGTAGCAGGATCCGACAAGACAATCGCAAATGGTAACGCAAGCGCACCAACGCAGTTGACATTTGGGTCAGAGATATATGACAACGGAGGGAACTTTGCTTCAAACGCCTACACGGCCAACGCACCAGGAACCTATTCATTCAATTTTGAAGGTGATCTGACAACAGCATACGGCTTGCGGGTAGTGACTTACATCAATGGCGTCTATGGGAGCAGCTATTGGGTAACGCCAAACACCATCTTCAGCGTGAACTTTAACGTGAACCTGCAATCGGGTGATGTGTTGACTTTGTACGCTGCGCACAATGGTTTGCTTGGAGTGGTTGGAACAAAGACCATCCGAGAATATACCTGGACGTGTACAAACGCTCCATCCACGCCAGTCGGTCTTTCGATCAATACCGCAGACTTGATGCCAAAAATCAAGCAGCGTGACTTCTTGGCGGGGTTTGCAAAGTTGTTCAACTTGGTGATTGTACCCGACACCCCCAACACGTTGAACATATACGACTACCAGAGCTGGATTGCTGCTGGTACGGTGCAGGATTGGACTACAAAGATTGACATCTCAAAGCCCGTGGTGGTGCAACCAACCACCGAGTTGCAAGGGCGTGCAATCAATTTCAACTTTGCAGCAGGCGAGACCATAATTGAAACGGCATTCCGCAATTCATTCGGATACCCACACGGCACCTTGCAGGTGGCAGATACTGGCAACGAGTTTGCGCAGGGTGATTTCACGGTTGATGTTCCATTCGTATCGTCCATGTTTAACCGCCTCAACAACGCTGCGAATATGGAGATATTGCAGTTGTTCGACCTGGAAGGAAAGGCGATTGACACGGCACCCCGATTGATGTGGTACCATGGCGTGAAGGGATCAG